ATCGGCAAAACACGATCGGGCAAACTGGTGATAGCAGCTCTAATTTTCTTGTCTTTACGGCAAACTGCTACCAAGGACAGTGGAATTTCCGTTAAATGCTTATCTGGCTGCTTGGCCAGAGTTCGCAAATTACGTCTAACTACTTTTCGAAACGTCCTTCCGTCAGGCGTGGCCTGGGCCGCGAAACCCAGCACGTCTTCGACACCAGCATCCATCCACAGGGAAGATGCGTTAAACTTACGCAGTTTGTGGCCATCTTGGAAGTAAGTGGAATTTATTTCTCCGTCGCGTTCAGAGACCATGGTCTTCTCTTCGTTGACGACGAGGCCAATCTCACTTCCTTGTCTAACCACCTCACCTCGGAGATCTGTGTTGCCCCGTACTTCGCGGGTTAACAAATCGTCCCCATTAACCAAAAGGGGATGACTCGTCCACTCTTTAAAACTAATCTCCTTCCTGTCTAACATAGCGGCTAATGACATGTCAACTACGGTCTTGTTGATCACGCACAAAAGAGGAAAAGACATGACTGACCCCATCGGCTGGCCCGAAAATGTCTCCTCGCCATCAACCTTTAGATTTGCCAGCACCCAGAGTGCTTCGAGCTCATCTTCCGAAAGATGGTCCGCCTGTTCTATCAATACCTCAACTGCAACTTTGACATACTCCCGTTTAATATTGTCTGTCGCGGAAGAATAGTCAAAACTTAAAAAGGCTGCGCCTGTGAGTTTTGATACGTGCGCGTCGGTCGGTTCACCAACGAGCAGCCACCCTCGCCTCTTGAGCATGTCGTACAACGAGTAATGCAATGGAGCGAGCCGGCGCGTGTTCTCGGCAGAGTATAGAGTAACCACTCTGGGTTTGCCCGAGCTAAACACCAGCTCACAGCGACATCCGTCACTAAATTCTTCCACATTCCAATTACCACCCTCTTTTCTCCGGTAACGCCGGGTAGCATTTCCGTTAGGTATAAAGGGCGCACGCCTGCGGTCCCATCCCTTCTCAATGTTTTGTTTTAAAGCACGCCTGAATCGCTCCAGGTGTTCACCATTGACAGCAACTGGTCGGAACCTAGCTTCTTTCCATTGACTGAGCTTCTCCATGAAGCGTGGTTCGCATCCTCGGCAGCAAGATTTCTCAAGCTTCTGGATCGTTTTGAAACTCAGTTCGTCGAGAGGGCTAAGCTCATCGACGAAGCATTGACGAACGGCGGCCCGTAGACCACCGCACTCTATATGCTGAGGCACATCTTTCGCTAGACGAGTCATGCCCAACTCCTCGTAAAAAGCCACTAATTTTAATGCACGACCGCGTAGCCGGCCGCTGAGAGAACAACCATCCTCGCCCTCGTCGTGAAGCACCGCATACGGGTTAGCTTCGAGCGCTAGGTCACTCTCCGTGGCTAGAGGTTCTGTGAACTCCTCTAAAACACAGCTTTCGTTTAATTTGTTCCTTATGGCAGTCGAATACTGCATGTCGATGCGTTTTACTTCCTCGACGTGAGAAGACAACCACCCGCCGTTTCGCGAGCCCCAAGGCCGAGCGTCGGTATTGACATTACTGCCATAACCCCCACTCTCCTCACCATCCTGTTGTTCCGTCCTGACAGAACTCACTGTCTTCTGCAGGAACCCGACCCAGTCATGCTGGCAGACTCCTCTCGGAGAAAGGGCTAAACAAGCCTCACAGGATGTCGGCACCGAACCTCTACCCCTCTTGATCCATTCGCCAGAGGACGGTGGAGAGGGGCACGGAGCGCCCCTACTAAGGGGGGTGGAATCGGATGGTTTATTTTCTGTTATACTCGTAATCGTTACCATCATATACAATTGTTGAGTTCAGGGTTAACGTCCCCCTATCGACGGATTGATGTGATTTTCTTTCACTCCCTTTATTTTCTGCAGACGGGAAGTCTGTCTTTTCACCAGATACAACGCTGCTGGACAGCGGGGCTAATGCCCACAGGCTTTTGGCCGCTCTCGACACGCACCCTAACAACCTCCTCTCCCTGCATCCTGATTCGCCACTGATTGCTCAGTCACCCACTACACACAAAGTGTTCCAGTGAGCCAGTGCCGCCCGAAGGGGACTGCTTGTATCAAAACGCCG